TTTGCGGTGCCACCGTTAGTAGGATCAGTTCCTGCACGAGCCTCATTAACAGCAACAGCAGTTGCAATACGATTATTGAGTTGTGAGAAATTATTCCAAGTACTTCCTGGTAACTGGAGACGAACTTTTTCACCAACGATAAAAGTGTGTGTTACAGACATATAAATCTTAGCGCGTCCAGTTGTTGCTGAGCTAGAAATATATGTAATAAATCGACTACGTGGATAGTAAAGTGATTCGTAAGGAACCTTTCTCCAATTTCCGTCAGTCGATGCTGTGCTATTAGATAAGTTAATATTACCAATAGTGAATGTAGCAGCTACAGCTGTAACACTGAAATCAATACCACCGATTTGGGGCTGATTATCAAGCGATGTAAATCTTACAATGTCGCCAATTGACAGTCCGTGACCAGCTGATGTTATAACTGGAGGACTGGCATTTGTCATTCCAGTAAGAGCTACACCCGCAGGCAGTGTAAAGTCACTTGAATCTATAAGTGTAAATCCGCCACCTGCAGCACCTAAGACTTTTAAGTCTATTTCAGTAGCTGCACCGGTTGACTGCTCTTCAAATCCGTCGCCATCAGAAAGACCACGTTGCCAGTAAAACCTGTAACCGGTTGATGCGGCATTCGCTGCTATTTTTGTGTAATTTATGACTGACATCCAATCTATATCTGAACGTAATGTCAAGATCTTAGCGGAACCATCAGCAGTAAAAACACCTTGTTGAATGATTGTGCTATCCATAATGCATCCTTCCTTATGATAAGGTACAACGTTGATTCATGACCCAAAGATCATTCGTAATACGAGGAACCTCTGCAAATTTATAACCGACAGACGCATTAAGTGCTAATGGACCGTCATATATTGGTGGTCTATAAATAAAACTTGATGATGCGCCAGTTTGCTCAATGCATGCATATGCTTCCATGCCAACACAGAACACGTTATACACGTCTGAGTCTAATAATGAAGCATTTGCTGCTACTGATCCGATAGATGATACGAGATAGCGAAGGTTGCCAATTGCGCCCCACTCAGAACGTAACGCATTCATTGGTGATGGATACTGGTTCTTTTGAATGAATCCAGCAACACTGTCCAAATCTCTTGTTAAGTCTGTGTGTGCTAATGCAAAATAAGCATCCCTAACAGGAGCCGTACCAAATTTATCCTCACCTTCAATATTGTCCATAATGGTGTATGCATTATTTCCCAATAACGCACGAACAACATCATTACAATCTGAACGTGTTAATTCAGTTGGATTGTCCGAAATTTCTATTACTTGTTGACTTAAGGGCCTTTTAACCTCAAAGGTATTAAAACCACTTAAGCGGGCAGAGTCTTCTCAGCCTGCCTCTCTATGTTTCCATAGAGTCTAGAGCACCGCATCGCTCTTTCGAGCGTCTTTCCGCTTGCTACGTTCACGCTGCACAGCCTAAGCTTGCTTGCGCCTTGTTGTCTTCGGCATTACCCGTTAAGAGTTTCAAGCCCATCAGGAAAGATTTTACAACGGCAACAATTCTACCGTTTACACCGCCAACACAGTTGATAAATCCTGCAGTTGCTGCAAGCATATCACGAGTCAGTTGATCTTCTGTCTGACGAAGTGAAACACCAAGTCGTGCTGCACATTCATTTAAAACAGGGTCTTGTGACTGCAGAGTACATTGTTCATTTAGAATGACGTGTGTGCCATACCATGAGATCTTTGCGTCCATGTCGACTGCAGTTAGTTGTTGTGCTGGGGGAGTAACCCCTGTATTTCCGAGAGGCACCATCGCTGTTGCCAATGGATTATATCTTCTCATGCGCAGTGTCGTACCACCGTTACGTGGCATGTTTTTCTTCATTGCAGGTATCTTGAATATCATATTCGGGACTTCTACCGAAAGCAGTTTAAAAGAAAAACTTTGTTGAACTGGCGCTGGAAGAATCGTTGTAGTCGTAATAGCCATAATATCTTCCTTAAGTTTAATCAGAAGCACAACGTTATATAGTTTATAAAGTTGTCCTAATGACATTCTAACCTTAAGAATGACGAGTTCTTTATACGTCGGAGATGGCGAGTCTCAATACGCCGGGGGAGGGATTAAAGGTGACGAGCCTTTGGAATACGTCAAAGTAAGTATATAAAGTATTTAGAGAGTAATGCAACTAAACCGGTGCGTAGGAGTGGGTGGGAGAAAGCGAATCGCCTACGCACCGTATCTCAGGGAGAGAGAAAGTTAACTTTGTTTCATAGCTTCAGCCATCTCATGACGAAGTTGTTGACGCAACTCATCGGTCAAACCATTAGCAAAAGCGTTAGCTTTTGAAAGAGGTGAGTCTCCTTGATGAGGAGAAATTGAAGTTAGCGGCCGTGGTTTAGCGGTATTGCGCTGTGCAAGCTCACGATCTTTTCCATACGTGTCTTCACGATAAATACCCATCTTTTTTACCATTTTATAAGCAAGTGCATGCTGTCTATAAACATCTTTAGTCGCTAAAATAGCATCAGCAAGATCAGCATCAAACTCTCTGAGCTTTGTAAGATTGTCATAATTAGCAACTTTATCAAAGTCTGGAAAATCACGCTTAATCTTCATTTCAGTAGTCGTCATCTGCGCTTTTTCTGACGATTTATCAAGCTTTGCTTCAAGGTTTTTTATCTTTTTTGCAAGTTGAAGTAAGTGTTTACCTTCAGCAAGATCATCTGGATTAAGCGACAGTTCTTCAACTTCTTCTGCAAGATTTTTCACTTCGGATTGTGGGTTTTCTGCCTGTTGTTGCAGTTGGCGTATAAGTTCGTCACGTTCACGTTCTGCTTTTTCAGAACGTTCACGTAGAATGCGCATATTATCTTCTTTTGAAGACTTTTGTTGTTGTTGTTCTGGTTGTTGTTCTGGTTGTTCTTCTGGTTGTTGTTCTGGTTGTTCTGGCTGTGGCTCTTCTACCTCTGGTTCTTCTACGGGAACTTCTTGAGGCTCTACAATTGGTTCTTCAGTTGCACCAAACTGTTCTTCAGCTTTCTTTTTCATTGCTTCTATTTGCCATTGACTTGCATGTGGAAGATTCATTTAACGATCCTTAATAAGTTTATCTGATTCTTTAACTTCACCGTTACGCTCTTTTGAAAGCGTTAAGAGTTCGCCGTCACGATCCTTTAAGATGTATCCTAAAAGCCAGCGTTCTTCTGGAACAATTTCATTAATGTTACGTAGAAAGAGTTGGCATGTATCTTTTGATGGAAGTACCCATAGAAACTCTATTTCGCTAGAGGTGCGATGGAATTGATAAACGGTCTGGTCCCATTCTGGTGTTGGGCAACTTTTTCTTACAACGAAGTAGTTGCGAAGAACACGTTCGAGAAGCCGTTCTTTTTTGGTAAGGACAACGATAAAGAAGTCGCCGTCTAAATCTTTTTTGCCACGATCTATGGCCTCGTAAATATTTTTTTCATAATCTTTGTGAACTTCATTCTGAATATCAATTGGGCTAACTGGATTATCATCTTTTTGAGTAAGCTCTTTGTGAACTTGGCCAATAGTCTTATGTTCCATCTTTCCTCCTCATACTGTTTTTGTACCATTGCATCAATTTATACAAAAATCAAAAAAAGATCCCGCTTCGCTTAAAGGGAGTAAGGATGAAAAAAGCGAAGCGGGGGAATGAGTTGGGTTTCTTCTGTGCTACTTAGATCTTTCTATATGGACAATCCTCTTTGCGTAGCTGAGATCTTTTACAGATCTTTTTTACAATCTTTTTGCCGGCTTTTACTGGCAAAACTTTTTTACTTTTTTTAGGAAATGTAACTTTCTTCTTCATCATTGACCCTTAAAGAAGTGCGCGGACTCAAAGCGGAGTCCGCGCACAAGTTTTAATTAGCGAACTAATCTTGTGTCTTGTTGAACAACACGTTCGCGAGAATATGATGATTTACGTTGCTTCTTCATATTTTCAGGAACGCCTAAAATATCCTCAAGAATACGTTGCGCTTTCTTAGATGGTCTTGGTGCACAAGGCATTTATATTCTCCAATTAATATTTTTCTGGATATTTCTGACCTTTTTTGCGACTTGCGCCACGGACATCGGCTTTCATTTGAGCGTCTATGCCTTTAATGTTGTCATTAAGATCGTAGAAATCATAATCAACACGTGGGTACTCGCGATAAATTACATTTTGTGGAAGATTTGAAGGAGCACTGCGATCTTCGCTAATCATTCCTGAATCGCTCTTTTCAGTGCTGCGGCGGCTTTTTAATCCTGCATACGCG